CTTAGGTTGACCAAATGGATTGTCAGGTAATTCTACCCAAGGCTGATTAACAATGATTAAGGTATTTTCATATTTAGAATCCGCTTTACGAGATCCTGAAATACGTTGGTTAATACCCATACCAATTTTGTCGGCTAAAACACTTGCGTTGTGTTGTTTACCTCCTTTACCCTCGTAAGTCATTTTACAAGGAACTGATCCAACTGAATCCCACATAATACAAAGTGAGTAATCTAATTCACCCTTTTCTTGCGCATCCAATAGATCGTTAATGTAATCTGTGATTTGTTCAATATAACTAAAGTTGTTGTTGAATAAGAAGAATCCGTCCCAAGTTAATTCACCTGTTTCTTCATCAACTACTTCCTCACATTCAAACCCCATTATTTTTGAGTGATCAAAAGACCATTTTTGTTCTGTGATAATGAACACAGGAAGAATACCTTTCTTTTGTGCATCAACCGCAGTTTTAATAAGTGCTGTTGTCTTACCTGTATCAGAGTGACCCAATAACATATTAAGGTGACCAATAGCAGGTCCAGGTAATCCTACCGCGTCTAAAAATTCAGGACCAAGATCAAAAAATCTTTGTGGTTTATATTTTGCGTCCGAAGAGAACTTTTTCTTCAACGAACTAAAGTCGTTTTTTTTAAGTGCCATAAATAAAAAATTTTAGTATTTCTACCATAAAATATAGACAAAAAAACGGGAACAATAAACTGCTCCCGTTCATTTAATTTGATAATAAATTAGAATGGTAATTCCTCATCAATCTCGTCATTTGCTTGTGGATCAGAAACTTCGTTGATTGATTTAGCCTCCATTTTTGGTGTTCCACCCATAGATACTTCACTAACCTCATTGTTTGAGTAAACATATCCACCTTTTTCTGAATCCCAACGTGGAGTTTCGCCACGAGCAATTGCTTCAAGATACTCAACAGGTTTTTTAGAGTATACATCTTCCCAAGACAATTCATCAGCAACCCACTCAGACATTTGAGTTTCGTTTTCTGAAATTGGGGATGGGTCATCATACATTACAGTCTGAATAACTGTGTATGTCGCTCCCTTCGGAGTTTTTGCCTTTGTCAATTCAAGGATTAAGTCACGACCTTTGTCAGGATCTGTGATATCACCTTTTGCTTTCCAAATTGGAATGATTTTATCAAGGATTCCTTCTTGTTTGTAATTGTGTTTGAATCGCCAGAATTTAACACCATCTTGTTCGTTGTCACGATCAATAACTTTTACAATGTAAAATTTACGTGCTCTGTATTGTGCTGCTAATTGTTTGTCCGTTTCTTTACCTGTTGACATTAGTTCTTCATAAACTTCATTTAACGGTGAACGCTCATTGTCATTTTTTCCCGGATCGTAAAATTTCTGCCATTTTCCGTCCACAAGGATTTCGTGGAACCATACTTCTTTGAACGGTGAAGATCCGTCTGTAGTAGGTAGAATACGTACTCGTCTCTGACCTTGTTTTTCATTGTCTTTCAAAAGAGCTGCGAAATATTTCTTCATTCGGTCTTCAGAAGACATTTTAGAGTTTGAGTTTGTTGAACTCTGTGTTGATTGTTCGTACTGAGATAGTACTGCGTCTAAAACATTTGTCGCCATGTGTAAAAAAAATTAAAGGTTTATGTTAAAATTATAGTTGTATAAAAAGTTATAGTCAAATAGTGTCGCCAAAAAAAGTTTAAGGTCGGATTTCCCGACCTTTAAACTTATGAATTATATCTGTTCAATAAAATATCGTCTTCGTCCTCCATCGGTTCGTTGAATGTTTTTTCAATCTCGGATGGGCTAAAGTTTTCTACATCGTCTTTTGTTAAAACATACTCGTTTTTACCGGTCATTTCCATTTCACCTTCTTTGTCCTTAAAGAAGTCCGCTAAATTTTGTTTGAATGGTCCAGAATCAAGAGATCTTAGTTCTAATTTTTCTTGAGCTGTTTTAGGTCTATATTTTTCAATCTTAGTTTCTAAACTATCTAATTTAGATACCAAACTATCCATTTCGGATAATTTGTCTTCCATAGTTTTAATCTGTTTGAATAGGTTTTCAAAGTACTCCTCTTGTTTGTCTGCCATTGTTTTTTGTGTGTCAACCAAGTCAGTAATATCTAACTCTTCAGTCTCACCTTCACCTTCTTCATCAACCACTTCTACATCAGGGTCATTAGCAACGTCAACTGGTGTTGCTTCCGCTTCAGGTGCTGCTGGTGGTGTTGGTGCTGCCGGATCTACAGGAGCTGCAGGATCAACAGGAGCTGCAGGATCAACAGGTGGAACTGCACCAGCTGCAGGGTCCAGCGCCGGATCAGCAGGTACATCTTGTTCCATAATGTAATTGTTAATAGAATTATATCTTGATATTTCTTTTAATATTTTTTCGTCTAAAGCCATCTTAACCGTTTAATAATGTTTTTATACCTTTATTGGTTTCTACTTGTATTTTCTTAAATGTTTTCATTGTGTTGTCAACTCTCTCAATTAGACCATCTTTCATTCTAACTGTGTAACAATCACCAGTGTCAAGGTCACAAACTTGTTTTGTACCGTCACCCATATCTTTTTCAGAAACTCTTGTGTTTCTACCTAAGTAGTTATCTAATATTAATTTTGTGTTCATAATTGTTTTTATTATAAATATCAATTAATTGTGAAAGTTTGTACCGATTTATAACTATCATTAGCTTTAGTAAATTCTTGTTCAATTAATTTAATTTCATTTGTCTCAACCAAACTCGTATAAACATTTGTTGGTTGATTAATTGGATAATTTAATACGTATTGTTTTGCATATGCCGATATGAACCCCATACCTGATTGAATGTCCGATCCGATATTCGCCGGAATATTCCTTACTCTATTAAATGCAAACTCAATGAAACTTCGGAAAGATTTAAATTTAGCTACAGGTAAATTAGTTTCATTACCTCTTTTTACACAGTAGAACTTAGTATCTATGTAATTACTAAATGATGGTCCATAAAATTCTTTCAAGTTGATCGTTGAGTAGTTATTTTCGTATCCATTAATTCTAGATGTGTTCCCTGTATCAACATATATAAATGTATATAAAATACTCGCATATTGTTGGAATGTAACTCCTGAAGTCGGTCCTACATTTAGACTTTTTAATACATCTACAATAGTATTAAACAATTCTTTTGTTGTCTGACTTGTTTCAATAGGATTATCAATAGGGGTAAATTGGAAATACTTTGGATTAATATTTGTTTGACAATCTTGATTCTTAGTTAATGTTTCTTGTGATTGGATGTTTGCCAAAACATTATTTCTTTGGAATTGTATATTATCTGATCCTTCTCTTAATTTCTGTTCTCTTTCTTGGATTTCACTTTGTATACTTGATAATATCTTTACGTTTAAGGTTTGAACAAAGTTATCTATTCGTGGTAAACTGTAAAATGGTTGTCTTGTTCCTTCAAAATGAGTTTCAAATCCATTCTCACTAACACTATGACTTACCTTTGTAATCATGTAAGGTCCTGAGAACATAGGTATGTTTCTAATATTAAAGTACATCATAGGTTGTATTAAAGCATCTCCCATCATGTCAACAGAACAACTGTAACTTCTATTTTTATATAAGTTATAAAGTGAAACCGATTGTGTTGTTGATCTTCTGTTTTTACCTAAGTTAGCCATTTGATTTAACATTTCAAGTGACTCAGATGTTGGTTTACCAGGATCTTGCGCAACGCTGAAAGATTTAAAAATCTGTTGGTTTTGTCTTGTCATGTCAACATTAAATCCAACAACTTTATTAGATTTAGCCCAATCTTGTTTATCTATTTGATTTTCAATTAAAGGATTGTCACTAGCTCTTCTTAAATCAAAAGCATCATCTCTATATCTATAATCAATATTATCTTTCATGTCCAAGTGTTCACTTGGTTTACTAGCATAATAACAAAGGAACTTTGGTGAACTATTTCTATAATCAACGTTTAGGAAAGTACCAAATAGTGTATTACCAAAATCTAAACTACCGTCAGGTCTTGGTGTTGGGTTTTTCTGAGCGTCCTGTACATTATAAAAATTAACGTAAGCCGGTAACATAAAGTGTTGGAAGTTGTTCTGTACCAATATAGTTGTTACCATATCAAGAAGTGTATTCTTGTATTGAGCTCCATCTATAAGATCCATTATTTGGAAAATATCCACCAATACTTTATCCCCTACATTCCGACTCGCTCTATCAACTAACATTACATCTTCAAACAATGTTTTACTTTCAAAATCAAATCCCGCAATC